CGGTGCCGCCCCACATATAGTGCAAGTCATGGGCGTTGGCGTGACCCACCGCCCAGTCGATCGCCTTCTGAGCCCGGACAGTCGTACCGGTGCCACTCGGCGGCGGCGTGGTAACCGGCGGAGGGGCAGTGGTTCCCGTGCCCGTGGGGACGTAGGCCGGCGAGGCAGTCAGGCCCACACCGCAGACCGGCCAGGCGCCTTTGCCCTGCGGTCCGTTGCCGCCATAGCCCTTCCAGAGCACACGCTCCGCTACCTGTATCTGCTGGTCCTTCGTCGCATGGTCGGCACGGTCGGCGAACTGAGTGCCGCCGTACGCCTGCCATGTCGAGTTGGTGAACTGAAGCCCACCGTAGTAACCGTTGCCGGTGTTGATGGACCAATTGCCCGTAGACTCGCAGGCGGCGACGGCGTCCCACTGAGACGCGGACGCGGCGGATGCGCTACCAGCCGAAAGCGGCACAACAACAGCCCCGCCCATGACTACGGTTGAAGCGAGAGCGATTTTCTTAGCCGCCGCGCTTTTATCTCGTTTCCTGCAATGCCTACCCATGGCAATCACTCTCCTAAGAGGGCCCAAGCTTGGGGCCGTCGCCGTCGAATTCTCGACACTTCAATCCTTCATATCCTTGCTCGATTATTTTGAACTTCGCGTCGTACGCTGCCGGTCCGTCGGGATCAAGCGCCCTCGACCGGGGATTCTTGGCGCCGAGAAACAGGGTGTACAGCGGGCAAAGGGCCTTCTGTCGACCCTCGGTCTGCGCCACGTCCAACCGGTGAGTCACCTCATCAAGCCGGTGGGAGGTGTTATTGACCCCGAGCAATGCAAGAGCCGTGAGCACGGCGAGGACCAGGGTTGCGAGCATTCCGCCCGCAATGGCTATGAGCATCCGCCGGTGCCGTCTGGATACGATGCCCAGTTCGACAATGGCGTCCGTGGTCTGGGTGTTGATGGACCTCACTTTTTCCGTCAACTCGTGAGCTGCATTGACGAGTCCAGCGATCTCGTCGTCGTTCTGCGTCATCGCCCTTCCCTTTCCAACTCGTCGACGAGTTCGGCTGTCCGCTCTGTGAGTTTCGCTGTCTGCCACTGCAACCACAACAGCGATGCCTGAAGCCTGTCAGCTAGCATGATTTTCCTCCGACTTCGTTGTTGCCGATTTCAGTTGCTCTACTTGACTACCAAGCTGGTCTGAGAATGCCTGCAAGTGCGCGGAAGTCCTGATGAGTTCTTCCCGCAATATGCGGCTCTCTTCAATCAACTCGTCAATGCTTCTCGTCCGCCGCCGCCGTAGTTTCACTGTCGACGCACCGCCGCGAGGGCGTCAGCCACCGCCCGGTTGGCGTCCGCCATAGCCTGACTGGCCTTGGATATGGTGGATATGTACTCACTGCGGACCATTTCATTGAGTCGTCTCAACTCCTCCTCCAACCTGTCGGCACGCTCTTTTTCGCGGTCGTAAGAGAGCTGCTGGCGGTTGTACATGACGCGGACCGCAAGAAGGGCCATGAGGGCAATTGCCCCGATGGCCCCGTATTGGAGTAGGGATTGCTCCACAGTGCCTCCTTATAGGAAGTACTCAAGTCCGTTGAAGGAGACGAACACGGGGGCATCCACCGTGACATCGGAGGTAACCGAGTGTGAGTGTGTGACGTCATGCCCACCCGACTGACCCAGTCCGTGCGCGTGACCCAAGTCGGAACCGGCCTGCGACAGGTAGCCGGACAGCCGGACATCGGAAGATCCCAGCGGGTGAGTGTGGTTGTTGCTGGCGTTGCCGGTGGATCCCGAGCCTGACCCTGCGGGGGCAGCCGTGCCGCCGACGATGGCCACCGTGCCGTTGGTGTTGAAGTCCACCTGAACCGAGTTCGCGCCACCACCCGAGTCACGGACCGCGATCAGCGAACGCCTCGAAGCCGGTCGGACGTCGGCAGGCAACGTGCACATGGCCGTCTGTCCGGACGAGATACCAACCCCGCCCCGCCACTGCACTTTGCGCTCGCCGTGGTCGATGACAAGCCGGTACTCGACGTTGCCGTTGGAGCTGCCGTTGGTCGAGAACCCCGACCCGAGTGAAGGCGCCGTCCAGCCGTTCGCCGCGCCCGTTCCGGTGTCGTTCATCTGGCCGAGGACGAAAATGTCTGTGCCTTGCTTGCCGACTAGGACGGTGTCCCCAACGACCGGCGAGTAGCTGTCGATGTACCGAACGAGGTCGATCGGCGTTGTGTCGTCGCCCGAAAGTGTGAGGCTCACATTCGGTGGCGTGCCCGTCGGGTTGGACGCCGTGATGACGCCTTTGATCAGCGTGGTCGGCGCGAAACCCAGATCCGCAGCTTGCGCCAACTGGGAAGCGAGGTCCCTGATTTCATCAGCCATTGGGGACACTCCTCTTCTGCCGCAGCGTGAGGCTCTGAGTGCCGCCGACGTTCATCGGGATGTTGAGCGCGTCGATGGCGTACAGGCCGTTCACGTGGACCCGTGCGCGGGTCACCTGAACCACATCACCGCAGTCGAGAGCCGGGTTTACCGTGGCCGTGATCGAAAGTTCGGAGGAGAAACCTAGCTCGCCCTGCAAAATGCTGGCCGCAGCCGCGAGAGCGTCTGCCTCGGTCTTCACTATCTGGTTCGTGATGAACATGGGGTTCTCGCCGTACGGGCCGAGGTGGTATGTGGGCGAGGCGGGATCGTTGTCCCACACCACCGCCCGGACCGGGGGGAGTTCGTCGCCGGGTGACTCTCCCGTCACCACCACCCCGTTGTAGCCGGGCTCATCCGTGAGCACCTTGCCCAGGTCGAGCAGTGTGCATCCCTGGCCCTCAACGTACGTGAAGTCCGGTGAGGGCAGGGCCTCGATGTCCAGCGGGGGGGCGATGACAACCTTGCCACGGGTATCGAAGTAGATTTCCGCGCCGATGGACAGGGCGAGTGAGCTGACCGCGTCCCACGGATCGTTTCCCACGTCGTAGACGATGGGCGCCGTAGTGACGACGCTGGTACTCACAGCGTCATAGCCAAGGTCCGGGAAGGTACGCGCGAGGATTGTCTTGATCGCGTCCACCACGTTCGCCCCGGAGGCGACGGTGTACGGAGCTATGAACTTGTCCCGGGACACCGTACGAGACAGGTCGAACGCCTCCAACGAGATGTCCGGCGTGCCGGTGTTGGAGTCCGACACACTGACCTTGGCCAGGCGGAACACCCCGAGAGGGACGACTTCCTCAATGCCACTGTCGGCGTACTTGATGCCCCGGTACGGACGGAGTTCCGTTCCGTACGGGGTGAGGATCGAGTCCAGCTCATTCGCTGTAAGGGCTCCCTCGGGGTCGATGCACTTGACCGAGCATCGGCGACGCTGCGCCGATGACCGGTCGACCTGAACGGCACCATCCAGGGCCAATAGGCGGGCCGTCCGCCCCGTAGGGCTGACGGCATCCACATAGCTCACAACAGTGTGGGATTTGCGGATGGCCGCATTCCACCTATCGGACACCTGTTCCATTACAACTCCGCTTCTACCTGCGCGAACCCGAGTTTGATCCACCGCAGCGGGTTGGTCATTCGCTGCGCTGTCACTTCAGTTGTCACGTCGAGATCACTGATCGGCCGCACCCACCATGCGTTGTCCATGTTGGATTGCAGGAACAAAGTGGTTCCGGCGCTGAGTAGTTCCTTGAGGGACTGGTACTCCACTCGGGTGCAGATCACGGTGATCTCGACGGTGTCTCCCTTGTATCCCTCGGTCAGGACCAGTGGCAGATCCTCACCCAGGGGTTGGAAGATCGACGAGCTGGAAGCCGTGGTCACACTGAGAGGTTCGGCCACCACCTTGAGAGACATGGCCGCATTGGGATCCCGGGGATCCTTCAGCCACCAGTTCGCCGCCTCCAAGCTGATCTCTTCACTCTCCGGCCCGTAGTCCGACATGAACGTGTCGCCGGCCAGGCCGTAAGAGATGGTCCGCGCCCGGTACTTCCGAGACGACAGAGGCGAAAGAGTCTGGTCGATCAGAGTCGTCAGACCCGTCAACTGGTCGTACTTGAGCAGTTGGTTGGACGTAGCTGGGAGTGGTGCCCACGGCCCGTACCCGGTGCCCAGGTCTTCGGCGTACTCCACGAGGGGCATGTTGAAGATGGGGTGTTCGGCTCGGCCGGTACCGCGACGCCAGACGGTAGACCCGCCGAACGCCAACGACACACGGTCGAAGTACGTGATGTCTCCCACTGCTCGGTCGCTGGCACTGATCGAAGCCTTGATGCGGGTTGCCCCGGCGGGAAGGCCGAACGTTGCCACTGACTTGACCCAGGTGGTGTCGTTGAACGAGGTTCCCTCGGCCACCTGTGTGGAGATGAGTTCATTTGCGTTGTAGAACTGCACCTTCAGATACGGCGTACCAGCCACCGACCCGAGTAGCGCAGCCTGAAACGTGACCTGACCCGCTGCTCTGTCTAGTACCTCTTGACTCACGTCCGAGATGTCGATGTAGTCGACCAGGACGACGGCAGACTCACCAGCCGTAGTTGACGATGCAGGCTTGAGAATTCCAACCCACGTCGCAGCGGACACAGGACCCGAACCTGACCCAGGAGTGAACTGCGCCGTCACCGACTGGGATCCGGTAGCAGCCACACCATTGGAGTCATACGCGCCCAGCGTCAGGAAGTTGGACGACGCACCAACCGTGGCGTCCTGCCGCTCTGTCTCATTACCGGGAGGCGCAGGCGCCGAACTCAACGGCTTGATAATGCCCATCCACGCCGCAGCCGCACGGGCACTCGTCGAGAGCGTACCGGTACGACTATGCGAACCCGTAGAGATGGGCCCGTTCGAGTCGTAGATAGCCGTAGTGGTGGCCTCATCAGGGTTCTCCGTTGTGTCATCACAACGCTCGATGACCTCGTTAGAGGTGACCGTTCCCATGAGGTACGAGCTGTACATGAACGCCGAGATGCGCCATGCGTTCGAGTTCGTGTTCGTCGCCGTGCCGGTCGAGATACTAGAACCGCTGCCACTAGTAGCTGACTCAGTGTCGATGAACTGATTGGCTGCGGTATCAGCGTTTCGGTACGCCACACACTGTGTGAGTACTGGAGTCGCCGAAGTCGAAAGCGTGCCCGACCACGACGCCGGTTCCGAAGATCCCGCCGTACGCTTGAAAATCTTGCTAGTGACCGTGGACTGGGAGTCCGACGCAATCAGGGATTGCACTAGAGTCCAACCCGAAGGCGTACCGATACCGGCACCGCTGAACGAGCCGGTCACGTTAACCACGGCGATCATCAAGTCGCCGGACACAACACCCGACGGCCGGTTGATGGTGTACGTGGTAGTACTACTCGCGCCCGATTTCCACTCGGTTGCCGCCGCGACGAACTGAATGGGCGGAGCCCCGGACGGGGCAACCGTGTTGGCGACCATGGCGCCGCCGGTTACGTCGTCCCGAAGGGCGAACGCAGACAGGCGCCAGGCACCCGCGTCGGTGTTCGCCACTGACGCCGTCGTGGGATACAGACTCCCACTCGTCGACCCGGAAACGTTCTCCGCGAGGAACTGGTCGGCCGATGCAGCCGCGCCCCGGTAGCGAACCACCACGGTACGGCAGCGAGTCCTATTGCTCGGATAGGTCCCCGTCCACGTAGAAGGGTCGGCAACCATGCCGTCCCGGACCATGACGGCCAGAGACGACGCTGTTGTACCGGACCCGATCACCTGGGAGTTGACGAGAGTCCACCCGGTCGGCGCAGTCGGAGCTACGGCGATATCCGAAGCCACGTAGGCGACGAGGAGGTCCCCGTCGGCACCCGAAGCGGGACGGTTGAGCGTGTACGCCGTAGTAGTGGAGCTGTCGGAGTACGCCGAACTGGTCGCGATGTAAGACACCGTGGGCGAGATGCCCGCATATGTCATCTTGAATCGCTTACTGCCGTCTGCTCCCGTTCCGCCCGTTGCTACGCGCGAGTAGGTGGTGGAGGCCGAGGTCGCCGCCCAGGGTTCGATGGCGATCGGATCATCCGCGTCCGAGGCGGCCGAGGACAACAGGTTGCGCGAGGCGTGCCCACCGTTCGACCATGCGGAGTCGGTCCCGTACATCAGGCCGATGGCGTCGACAAGATGCACCTCGGCATTAGCAGGGGAAACGACTTCAAGTTCCACGCGGGCGTATACCGCACCAGTAGGCGTAGTTCCTGTACATGACACTTCAGTCCATGTGGTCGTGGCGTCCGTACCGGTACCGCTGATCGTTCCGCCGAGGGTGGCAAAGTCCACGTCGTAGAACAGGATCCGCAGGTTCACCGTGCGGGCCGTGACCTTCGTCTTGAACTGCGCCCGAGCAGTGATCGGCGTCAGTGCGGCCACCTCCTCGAAGGTGGAGACCACGCTCATGGTCGCCGCCGAGGAAGCGGTCAGGCTCATGGAGCCGCCGCCCACGTTGAAGTAGGAGGTGGTGTCCTGAGCCGCGACACAGTTCGTCGCGCTGTAGCCGAGACTGTCCACAGTCGACTCGAAGTCGGACTGCTGGATAGACAACAGGTTGGAGCCGTCCCTCAGCGTGAGGAACGCATTTGAACTCTCAGCGTCAGCAATGACGTTGACGAAGCCACCGCCCCCGCCGGCCCCTACGCCACCGAAGCCGACGCCACCACCGGGGACACCGGGGGTGGAGCCCTGAACGGTGAACGCACGACCCGCCCAGTCGGAGCGGGCCCCCTTGACGGAGGTCGCCCGGACATAGATGTAGTAGTCGTTCGGGGTGAGCGCGAACGGCAGGATCAGAGACGTGATGTCACCGACCACGGTGGAGACACCGGGGATCGTGACAACCTCGCCCGGATAGATGAGGTCCGGGTTGCCGCTCCTGAGCGTGGACGCGTTGTAGATCTGCGGCCAGAGCGCGCCGTCCCCGCACTTCTTCTTGGCGATCCCCCAGAGAGTGTCACCCGACTTCACGGTGTACGAGCTACTGGCCGGGAAGAGTGAGGGTGTGGTGTCCGGGTTGAATGTCACGGTGCCCGTTTGGGCGGCCGTGAACACTTTGTACTCGGCGGACTTCTGGAGATCCCCGTCGACCTGGGTGTAGGTCCACGTGAGGGTCGGAGAAGGGGAGGTGACGGTACCCGAAGGCGCCGTCACCGCAACCGTCGGCTTGCCGTGGTAGTTCACCTGAACGTAGAACTTGTATACCCGGATAGCATCAGAAATCGAGCAGTACGAAAACACCTGCGCGATGATCTTGTTCAGGGTGTGCTTCGTCCACTCCCGGCCGAGCGGGTCCGTCAGGTACGTGCCCACCTCGATATTGGAAATCGTCGTGGTAGGCCGCACCGTACGAGACGTGAACTTGGACGTGTTGTCCCGGGAGATCAGGTTGACCGTGAGAGACCGGTCGCCAGCCCCAGCATTGATCTTGGCCCGAACAATGAGAGTGATCGAATCAATCTTCGCACCGTTCGGGATGTTGGAGCTGGAAATGTCAAGCGGGAACCTGACGGCACAACGACCCTTATTGCTCGGGTTGCTGCAATACTTCGTGTCGTCGTCACTGCTCCACGCCTGCCAAGCCGCAGTAACGCCAGACCCATTAAGGCTCCAGCCCTCATTACGGTGGTCGCTATCGCAGATATGGTTGTAACTGCTCATCGACCGGTCCTCTTTCCTACTCCGGCCTGAACGGCCATACGCAGCTTCGGCACCAAGTCATGCTCAACTCGGTCGAGCTGTTCATCACTGACGGGACCGTTGAAGTTGAAGCGGAAGCAACCATCCGAGAACTCGATATGGTCACCGCCATGGTCTCTGGACATCGGAGGCAGCTCACCGTTACGTAGAACCTTCTCGCCGCCACGGAACTTGACCCACTCCGGCCCACGCTCGCCGACTTGATGCCATCCCGAAGTCGCCCCCGGCGTACCGAGCGCGTACGGAGATCCGGGCACATTGCCGCCGTACACAGCCTTGATGTACGCCGCAGCCGCAGCCATGTTGGCCAGCGGATCGAAGATGTTCGACGACGTACCCGCGACGTGGTAAGCCGCGAAGGTGGGCGGAATGACCTGCATCAGGCCACGAGACGCCATACCGGCCGCCGCGTTGGAGTCGGTCAGGTTGATAGCCATCGGGTTACCACCCGACTCGGCCTGCATCAGCGCAAGGAACTTGCCGAGCTGATTCGGATTCAGCCCGCCGAGCTTCATGGCGACGGCCGCGAGGCCGGCCCACTGCTGAACGCCACCGCCAGCGAAACCGGCTCCACCGAAGTCGGCCATCAAGTCCGGAGCCAACTCCTTGGCCTTGCCCGAAATCCAGTCGGCCCCACCATGGAACAGCTTGCTACCCATTTCGAGTGCGGCCTTACCGAACACTCCACCGGGCAGACTGTCCGGGACCTTGTCCTTGAATACGCCCAAGCCGAACTCGGCCACCGGCGGAGTGATCGCGGACATCAAGACGCCCTTGACCATGTCGCCGATGGCACTGCTGATCGCCCCACCGATATCCGGGAGGATGTCGGGACCAACGTCCGGACCGATACCGGATCCGAGGATGCCGCCGCCGTCGTCCTTCTTATCGCCGCCGCCGAGCAGGTCGCCGATGGCGCCGCCCGCGAACTTCGTGATGGCGCCCAGGAGGCCGGAGCCATCCGCTATCGCACGGAGGATCTTCCCGGCGTTCTCAATGATCGGCCCGAACATGTCGCCGATACCGCCGCCACCGTCACCGCTGCCGCCGAGGCCGAGACCGTCACCACCCTTGAGGAAGTCAGCCACCTGAGCCTGAGCGGCACCGGACAGGCCGGAGGCGCCCATCAGCACCGCGTGGATGTGAGGAGAGAAGCCTTGCGCCGGGCCACGGATCCACGCCGCCCAGCCTGCCGCACGCAGCGCCGCGAGGACCGCAGGCGACGTCGTCGCAAGGTCGACCACACCATCTCCGGCGTGAGTCGAACCACTCGCCTCCACCGAAGTGGAGAACGATCCCTGCGAAACGAGCGAGGTTGAAATGCCTGCCTTCGCAAGACCAGCTCGGTCCTGAGCCGTCAACGTACCGGTGAGGTAGTGCATCAGGCCGTCGGTGCCGATGGCGCCCTGCATGGCTTGCTGCGCGAGGGGCTGAGCCATGCCGCCCTTAGCGAAGTGCCCATCAGGGTTGCCGCCGTGCCAGTTGCTGCTACGACTCTTTTTCTGGTGGAAGTGCTTCAGGGTCCGGGCGCCCTTACCAGCTCCACGGTGACCCGCCCATGTCCTGTTGGCTGAGTGGACGAATCCGGGACCGCCGAGACCGCGCACCGCTTCGGGAGTAAGAACACCCTCACCCGGCGAGAGCATGGCCGGAATTCGGTCCCTGCCCGGTGCGTAGCCACCCACGGCACCGCCACGGGTGAGGTTCATGCCTCCCTTGGAGAAGGCAGTCACGGAGGCGGGAGGTCCACCCACCATGCCGCCGTAAGCGAAGTTCACCTTGATCTCGGGGATTGACAGTTTCATTCCGAGAGCTTTGGTGATGTTGTTGAAGCCCTTGATCAGGAAGTTGACCGGAGTCAGAATTCCCTTGATCGCACCTTCAATGACACCCTTGATCGCATTCCAGACCGTCTGAGCCGTCGACTTGATCGAGTTCCAGGCATCGGAGAATCGCGCCTTGATGAAGTTCAAGGCGGTTGTACATACATTTGAGACGGCCGTAACGAACGCATGGAACGCGGTCTGCATCGCATTCCATATAGCCTGCACCGCAGACTTAATGGCGTTCCAGATTGTAGACCACGCGTTCCGGATGAAGTTGAGAGCAGAGGTGGTCTGGTTGGACAGGAACGTCACTACCGCGTGGTAGGCATTCGACAGAGCCGTCCACAGTGCGCGAGCTGCCGCACTGATAGCGTTCCAGACCGTAGACCACAGGTTGCGGATGAAGTTCAAGGCCGTAGTGGTCTGATTGGACAGGAACGTCACTACCGAGTGGTAGGTGTTCGAGAGAGCCGTCCAAAGCGCCCTAGCCGCAGTCGAGATGGCATTCCAAATCGTAGACCACGCGTTGCGCATGAAGTTCAACGATGCCGTGGTCGCGTTGGAGATGGCCGTAACTACGGCATGATATGCGGCCTGCATCGCATTCCATACAGCCCGCGCCGCAGCCGATATGCCGTTCCAAACCGTCGTCCACGCCGTACGTATAGCGTTGAGCACGGCCGTTCCGACCGTGTTCATGGCGTTGAGGAAAGCCGACCAGGCCGTTTGCAGGCCGGTCCAGATTGCGCGGACCGCAACCGACATACCATTCCATACGGCATTCCACGCAGCGACCAGAGCCGAGGAGACGGTACTCCAGACAACGGCCAGGCCGGTGATGAACGCCGACCAAGCCGCCTGCATGGCCGCCCAGAGGGTACGGGCCACCAGAGCGATAGCGTTCCAGACCGCGTTCCACGCCACAACGAGCGCTCCCGACACAGCAGTCCACGCAACCGCGAGCGCGGAGATGAACGCCGACCAGGCGACCTGAAGCGCCAGCCACACCGCACGAGCTGCGATACCCATGGCGTTCCAGACCGCGTTCCACGCCACAACGAGCGCTCCCGACACGGCAGTCCACGCGGTAGCGAGCGCGCCAATGAACGCGTTCCACGCAACCGTGAGAGCGTTCCAGACCGCTATGGCCGCCACCTTCATGGCGTTCCAAATCGTGCTCCAGTTAAGAGCGATGATCGCCAGAATGCCGACCGGGCCGAGGACGAGCAAGAGAAGCTGAGCGAAGCCGTTAAGCCCGTTCTTCAGGAAGTCCACCACCGTGAGGAACACGTTCTTGATCGTGTTCCAAACGAGAGTCCAGTTATCAACCAGGAGGAAGATCGCGTACCCAAGAGCTGCAACTGCCGCGATGACCAGGAAGATTGGGGAGAGCAGCACGGCAAGGGCCGCGTTGAGCAGCCAAGTTGCGGCAGCCCAAGCGGCAGTTGCGACAGTAGCCACACCGGAGGCGACGGCCTGAGCGATGGCCGCCGCGACCATCGCCATGGCCCCAATACGCGAGACCACAAGCCCGGCATTGAGAGCGATCGACGACGTCGCGGTAAGCCACGTGGCAGCCGCAGCGGCCAGCATGGCGACGCGGTACACAGCGAGAGAGACGATGATCGCCTGTAGCACCGGCACCGGAGTGTGAGCGATGATCGTCAGCAGGGCCGTAGCCAACCCGAGCGACAGGGGGCCAAGCCCACCCATGGCCACGCTGACCTGATGCAAGGCGTCAACCAGCGAGCGGAAGAACGACGCCACCGACGGGCCGATAGCCTGCATCCGTTCGATGAACCGGGCGAACCCTCCGCCCTCGGCCCAAGCGCGCATCGCTGCGGCCCCTCGTTCAAGAGCCTGAGCGACGCTCACCCCCAATGGGGCAAATGCCCTGAAACCTATCCCCAGGGTGGCGAGGACATCTTTGCCGGCTGCAACGAGGCTACGGAGCGCGGGCACACCGAACTTGATGACCGTGTCGATGAACCGTTGGAAACCTGCCCCTTCGGCCCAGCTTCGGAAGTCCACGGCGACCTGTTGGAGAATCGGGTGCACGGCCCTAACCGCAGGTTCCAGCCTGGCAATCGCCGCAGTCACACCCTGAACGGCAACCGTCGCCGTCGTCAGAGTCATCCCCTGAGTGGCCTGAATGAACTGGTTCCAGGCGGACTTCATGTTGTTGACGTTGTGCACAAAAGCGGACTGGACGGGAGACAGGGACTTCCCCGCCTCGGCCATCTTCAAAGTCTGAGCGATGGCGCCCTTCATGGCGATGCCGTAAATGCCCAGTGCACTACCGGCAGTTGCGCCCATGGCGGCCGTCGCGGCTGTTACCCCAGCGACGGCCGTACTGATGGGAGCGAGCGCCGGAGCAAACGCCGCCGTAACGGTAATCAGGGCACCCATGCGGCCGGTAAAACTGTTGAGGCTACCGGTGTTGCGCTCCAGCGTCCTGTTCAAGTCGTTGAGATCCCGACTCGCACGAGTCACGCCAGAACCGTCGTACCGCGAGAAGATGGTGAAGCCAAGCGACGTCAGAGTTGCCATTATCCTTCACCATCTCCCTGCGATTGATAGACCTCATGTGGACGCGGGTAACGCTGTTGCTCCCCGGCGGGGTTGGTCCGGTGTGTCTTGTCCGTGAAGTGCGCAGCTCCAAGGAAAAAGTTCGTCTTCTGAATCTGCTCATGGATGGCCGCCAACGCCTCGTCCCTCCATGTGTTGTCGAGCGGGCCGTATTCGATTTCGTACGCGCGCCACTCCGTCAACTCTTGCGAATCGACGTGCTCAAGCATCGACTTCACGGACTTGTGCCCGAGGGCGAGGGTCAGTCGGAAGTAGAATCCTCGCTCGGGGCGTCGCCGAAACCCTCGGCCAGATCCTCGATGTCTTCCTTGGTGAAGCCGTTGAGTCGCTGGCAAGCTGCGAAGACGATGTCAAGGTTGGACGCGGACTTGGCGCCCAGGCGCTCGATGTCCTTTTCGGTGAAAAGGGGAAGACCCTCATCATTGATGGCGCAGAGCTGAATGAGTCGGGCCCGGACGTTCTCGATGTTCTGTTCCGGCTTACCAGCCTTGTTGATCCTCACCATGGAAGACTCGAACTTGTCGCGCTGTTTACCGGTGAGAGTCTTGATGCGGACCTCTCCACCCCACTCGGGAACGGAAACATCCTCGGTCGCCAGGTCATCGGCTCCCAAGATCTGATCGGTGCTGAGAAGTGCCATTGCGGATCTCCTTGTTCATTCGCGGGATTACGGGTTTAGGTGGGAGGACGGGGGACCCGCGAACCCCGCCCTCCCGGTCTTTAGACGCCCGGCCTCGGAGGGCCGCCAGCGGAAGCGATCGTGTCCCGCGCCCACTCAAGGGCGTCGGTAAGCGACTGCTCAATATCGTCACGGCCAGAGACCATGGTTTCCGTGAACCAGCCAGGTTCCAGGGCCCGTTGAGTAACCCAGTTATCGCGGTTACCGAACACGGGGTGACGCCATCCCCTGGGACTATCGAGCCCACGAGGGATAGCTACTTCATCTGGATTTGCCATTGAGGTGGTGACCCGGAAGCTACCGGACCGGCTCACGCCAGCCTTTACGCCAACGCCGCGAGCCACCCGCCTACGGAGCCCAGTTGACCCGGCGTGCCCCTGTACGGGGAGGCCGAGCACCTTTGCCTTGGCTTCGCGAACGAGTGGCTGCACGCCGTCTTTTAGCCTCTTGCGAAGCTCCCCCGGAAGTGCCCTGTCCACAGACCGCAGCGTTACAGCCACACGCTTGAACTCAGGCCCGGCCTGTATCCAGAACGCACTACGGCCCGTGGGCATAGCGACTCCTTCTTAGGTGGTGGAGCGAGCAATACCGGACCGCTGAGCCGGGAAAGTCACATCGGTCTCAGAGAGGTCACCGACGTCACCGGCCAGGGGGGTGTACTCCAGCAAAATGCAGGTGCCGGTGTACTTCGGGTTGGACGTCGAGACGGCCGCAGAAGTCGGACGGACCTCAACTATGAACTCGGTCTCGTTGTTGTACAGGGGGAACAGGACGGCGTCCGTGGACGCAGCCGCGTAGTCCTGTTGGAAGGTGATCTCGAAAGAGTCATCCTTCAGGCCGGCCACACGCTCACGGCCGGAGCCGGAGAAGTTGGTGGTCTCAACTTCATCCTTGGACAGGTTGACAGTGACGCTGGACGTGTGGTCCGAGAAGTTGGTCCCGTTCACAACGACGTAGCAGTCCTTCAGTACGACCTTAGCCATGACTTAATTCCTTTCCTTCACGGCCTCGGTCGGCCGGTCGAGTGAGACCTTTTCAGGTCCGTGTTCACCCTTGACCTCGTACTTGAGGACAGGTTCGGGGGCGCGCTTAACGGCGCCGGATTCCAGAAGCGAAAGCTCCTGATTGGAGGTCATGGTGAGGCTGACAATTTCGCCAACCTCCCCATAAACACACCGCTTCGAAAGCACCTCGTACCGGTGCTCTTGAGGCAACTCGGGGACGGGGTAAGTCATCAGCCCATCCTCACAACCGCGACGGTCTGACCGGCTGCGGTGCCAGTGGCGGTAATGGTGGCGCGGCCGGTGCCGTCGCCCGCGTCGTATTCCTTGCGGAGCGGAATCCATTTTTCACCGGTCGTGATCGGCACGGTGATCTGAGGGTCCGGGTTCGCCTGGCCGTAGGTCGTGTTACCGGGGACGACAATGGTGACGATCAGCGGAGTGGCTCCGGTGTTTCTGTAAACGAGAAACGTGTCCTTGCCGTTGCCGACTTCGGCAGTGTCGGACGCCGACGGGGTAGCCGTAGAAGGCGCAGTACCGGCGTCCACGATGTTCTGAGTGGTCAGAGCAGCCATGAGACTTTCCTTTCTGGGCAGCAGAAAGGGCCACCGCCCGGATAGGCGATGACCCTTGTTGTCTGCGGTGGCTGTGTTGTTACGCCGTACCCGGCGTGATTACGCAGAGGCGCAATACCGCGCCGACATAATTGGTAGCAGCGACATCGAAAGAACCGCCGTACCCTGAAAGCCCCATGGTGGAGCAGACAGTTCCCGGAAGACCGAGGTCTTCATTCCAAAGCGCCTCACGGACACTCCGGTCGCCCGCGCCCGACACCAGTGCGTCGAGCTTCTGTTGGGCAGATTTCGTGTCATTCCGAGCCACCAGGATGTAGACGTTGATGTACCACTTGTCGTGGCCTCGCGCCATTGCCTGATCGAACTCGGCCGTCTGTTTCGGATCGGGCTGAACCACACAGGCCGGAGACTGCACCACGTCCATGACGTCGTCATAGACGTGCATTCCCTCAATGGCCTCTTGAAGGACTTCCTTTATCCCGAAACGGATCTCAGCGAGAGTAGCCATTACGCCACCCTTGTCTTGTCGCGCTGGTACTGAGAAAGCCACCCACGGACGAGCTGGTTGTCGCGGACCCGGACGATGGTTCCGAACTGGTCGGCACCCGCCAGGCCCATGCGCGTGTCCTTCAGCTGGAAAGTCTCCGCAGCGATTTGCAACGTCGCCTGTTTCACCGCATACGGGACGGAAGCCCATCCCCACACGGCAGTGACCCGGACGGTGGGCTCATCGTCCACCGGCCAGGCGTTGTCGCGCTTGGACGTGAGATGCCAATACGGCCAGCCGGGCTTGCCGTTCCGGATCCCGTTGAGGGGCCGGAGGACATAGTCCGTGACCGTGGTCCACACATCATCGGTCTCCATAACCTCAACGAGTGAGGGGGCAGCGCTCATATCGTCCGTGAAGACGTGAGTCGCATCATCCGCGAAATAGACCCGCGCAGTAGCAGAAGACACCTTGTTGAACTGCCGATTACAGAACAACTCGATCTGCTCGGAGGCAACGGAGGCGGCAGCGGTGAGCAGTGCATCGCGTTCCGGCTCCGTATCCTCGAAGCCCATATAGAACTTCAACTCGGCAAGGTCTACGTATGCATCACCGATTGCCATCGCCCCTCCTTACGAATTCTTCCGCAGGGTTTCGACCTGATTGGAGTGCATCAGGACAACTTCCTGATCCTGCATATCCCGCAACACGTGAAATGAGCCGTTGTTCCCCGTGAAGGGGCCCGCCAGCACTTCGTACTCACGATTGGCGGAAGTGCGTACGGTCTCGGCCATTACGCCACCTCGACATACTCGACCAGGATCGAGAACTTGCCAGCGGTGATGGCGCCGGTCGCAACGGTGGCAACGACAGCACGGTCCGCAGTGGTAACCAGCGGAGCGGCGGCGCGCGTGGCGAGGGTCAGTTTCGTGCCGGTGGTACTGAGCACGATGGTGCCGGACGGGACGGCGGCCGCACGGAGGTCAGCCGCGCCCTCAATGCCGAGCGAAACGGTGCCCGATGCAGCAGTGGCAACGAGTGTGTCGACCTTGACGAGAGCCGATAGGACGAGTGCGCCCGAAGGAATGGTGTCACCGCGAAGGGTGATAGCGCTGATGGCGCCACCATCCACCGCGAAGTCGTAGTCGGCCTTAGCCCACTTGGTACGACCGATGTACTGTCCGGTGCCGATGCGACCGGTTCCAGGCTGCTGAGAAGAAGGCATGATGAACTCCTTGTGGGTACTGCCCACTTAGGGGGAATGGAGAGGGGGGCGGTCCATCAAGACGGGCGTTGCGTTCCCGCTATCCGGGCCGCCCCCAGTTGCGTCTAAACGACGCCGTATACGCGGAGTGCTATGAGAAGCACACCAACGAGAATTCCGAGCACAGCCATGTTCATCACAGTCCCGTCACCACACCGAACGCCTTCGGCCGGAAGTGCACCAGGACTGCCCGCATGTCCATGCGGATGGCCTGCTTTCCGGAAATGAAGTCGGACGAGTGGCTGTTAGTCACCTGCACGTCAAGGCCGCGCTTGATGAACAGCATCGAGTACGTACTGAAGTCACCGGCGATCGCCTTGGTGGAGGTGTGCGCGACGGTCTGAACGACCGGCACACCCCACATCGAAACCGGTCCAGTGGCGGACGGGTGGCCCCAGATGTACTGGCCGTCGGCCGTCTTCAGTAGGGCGACGTCCTGCCACTTGCTCGGGTTGACGAACACAACGCCGGGCTCCGCGAAACCGTCGGTCCGGATGGACGTGAACAGCTTGTACGTGGCGTCGAGCAGTGTGTCGGAACCCTTGGCCTGAGTCTGGATGCCGGACACGTTCTCGGTGCCGAGCAGCCGGGGGGTGGAGCCGGTGCCAAGCAGCAGCTCGGAGTCAAGCTTCGCCTGAATCATGTAAGTCAGACGGTTGTTGACGTATGCACGGGCGCCGGGCTCATCTTCAAGCTGCTCATCGGTCATGGGCAGCCACACGGTCAGCTTCTCGACCGGCTTGGAACGCTCGGTCAGGTTCAACTCGGCCTGACCGAAGGTGCCGCCTTCCGCGACGAACGTGGCCAGAGAGTCTGAGGTTGGGGTGGTCTGGTCGGAGCCGACCGACGCGAACGTGGTCTCTTCCATGTACTTGTAGTTGGACTGGGAGATGGTGCCGGTCGGGATGTAGTTCACGACGTGCACAGCGGGGCGCTGCGGGGTGAGTTCCACGCGGCCGGAACGGGTGGACTCCGGGGGCCAGCCGTCGGTCCGCTCGAACAGGTCCTTCATCTCGATGTCCAGGTGGGCGGAGGCGCCCTTCTGCTGGAACGCGCGAGACTTGGTGAACATGTCGCCGAGGCCGCCGGTGAGCTTGCCGCCCTTGGTCTCGGCCTCTTCGCCACCCTTGAACTGACGGGCTTCGCCGGCTGCGCGGTCGAGAGCCTTCAACTCTTCAACCTTGGCCTTGAGTCCATCGATTTCCTCGTTCTTGGTGCGGACCCATCCGAGTACTTCGGTGGCGTCGCCAGAAACGGACTTGACCTTGGACATGTCGTAGTCCGGGCCTGCCTCATCGAAAACGGACTTGAGGGACTTACGTGCGGCGTCGAGCTTGCCGAGCGCGTCCTTGAGTGCTGGGAATTCAGACATTGCAGTTTCCTTCCGGGCGCAGCAAAAAGGGCCACCGCGTCACGGCGACCCTCGGTACGTGCCCTTGCGTTTTTAGAGTTCGGAAGCGATCGAGCGCAGCCACTCTCGGCTGATCTCGTCATCGGGGGTGGTTTCTTTTTCTTCGTCTTGCGTGGCGAGTAGGCCGTCAAGTTTCTTCAGGTTCTCGCGGAGCCCGACCAGGCTCTCGGCGTTGACCTTTGAAAGTTCCTTGGCCTTCTCAGCACGGAGGGCGACCACCCTTTCCGCGCTCTTTACTGCAACCTCTACGGCGTCCACCGCTTCGGAAATCTCATCGTTGAGGCTCTTGGTCGCGAGCGTCCGGGTCTCCAGGCCCGCGCCCCGAAGGACGGGAGAGACCTCATGGATGTTGAGTTGCTTGAGGATCCGGACCGACTTGCCCTCATGGGAGCCGTGTTCCGAATCGACCACGTCGAAGCCGTACGACCACTCGCCGAGACCTTCAGCGGCCAGCGCTTTGACAGTCTCGAAGGTGTCGCGCCCGTGGGAGGTGTTCATGAAGAACTGGCCCTCAAGCGTGGCCTCGTTGCCAGCCACCCGGATGCGGCCCGTACCGACCGGTAGGGCCCCCTTCCAGGAGGCATGGTTGTATGCGGAGATGCAGACGGAGGCGCCATCCTTGATGGCCCCTTTCACCGTGACATCGTTGTCGTGGTCCACCACGTCGAACGTCGAGAAGACGGCCGTGACTTGACCCTTGTCGGCATCTTTGATTTCAACGCTACTGAAAGCCTTGCTATTCACTGGCCGTCCTCACTTTCCTGAGTTGGAGGAATCGTTATTGCGTTCTCTTGGCTCTTTTTCCGGCTTGTCGGTCTGCTGTGACGACTGAACTCCCGGACGCTTCGGACCCGTCGGCTTACCCGTACTGGTCTGGCCGGGTTTCTTGGGAGGAGTGGCGCCGGAAGCTGACCTCCCAGCGACACCCCCACCACCCGCGCCGAGCGTGGGTTCTGGGAGGGGTGCTTGCTTGAGCTTCTTAAAGTCGCCCGTGAGCACCGCTTCAGTAGCACTGTCCAAAGTCGCGCCGGCCGTTGTAAGGGTCTGTATGACCATGGCCTGGATCTGCTGCAACTCGGCGTCCCTCGACGCCTCTCGGACTGGGTCTCGGACTTCAAGAGGGGGCTGCATCTGCACAGAGACAAGCCCTGTGTGATTGCCGACCAGCTTGCCGAGATCTCGGTCTCTGGTCGCCTCCACCACGGCGTCGGGCTCGAAGCCTGCCTTGATTCCAGCGTCAACGGCGTTCATGTCGACACGGAAAATCTCGGCCCGGTCCAACTCGTCCTCACGGAGGAACGCGATATCACGTTCGTCGTACCAGAGGTGAGCCGCGTGAGGAACGTCGAGCAGGACCGAAAGGGACGCGGCGGCGATCTGCCACAGGGGCCGGATCGTTCCGTCGGCAAATCGTCGACGTGCCGCAGCGAAGTTACCGGCATTCAGCCCTGAGCCTTGCAGCCCCTCGGAGAAGCCGACCCAAGTCGGGGGCACACCGGCCGCCGAAGCGATCCGGGACTCGCCCTTGCCTACGGTCTGGTTGAACTCCATCTGCCGGAAGTCGTGCGTGAGCGGGGTCACATCGGCGCCGCCCATGAGGAACAGCGTCTTGTACGCGTTCCATGCGCCTTCATGGCCGGATTTGAACTTAGCCACGAATGCATCGAAGTCGTCTTCGTCGGTTTCCTTGTCGAACTTCACCACCATGTTGGGAACGGCGGCGTTCTCGAAGAACGACTTCTTGTGGGTCGTGGCGCCGTTGTCCGCCTCGATCTCGCGGATGATGGGGGTGATCCACGACATGCCCCGGTAGCGGGCCAGCGGATCCGGGATGGGCGAGTAGTGGGCGACCTCGGTCGGGAGGAGGCGGACCTCTTCACCGTTCGGGGGCCGATAGAGGATCTGAAGGACCTTGGCGTCGATCGAGTTGGGATCGGCCTCGATACCACCACGCGTGGTACCGATGACCATGGTGACCCAGTCGGGGCGGAGCCGGACGATGCGGAGCCCTTCACCGTTCGCGGCGTTGCCGTGCCGCCCGGCGTCGTCGGTCTTGGTCCACCACGAGTTACCGGCCAGGGAGGCGTCTTGCTCCATGTGGGCCAGCAGCTCGCCCGTGGTGCCGCCGGGCCAGGGCTGCTCCAGCAGCTTCAGCGAATCGTCACCGAAGAGGTCACCGGCATGGCCCTTCTCGAAGCGCCGGTACTGGAACCGGGCCTGCGAGAACACCATTTGCCGGGCGCAGACACAGGAGAAGATGGGGCCATTTCGCTTGTAAGCGGCCTCAACGTATCCCTCGAAGTTGTTTTCGATGGACTCGTTTCCGCTCAAGTTGCCGATGCCCGAGAACGTCGTCCCCGTCGGCACCGACCAGAACGGAGGGAATATCCCGTCCCAACCGCCTGAACTCCAATCCTTCTGAGCTACCCGGGAGGCAAACCTCAACTTGTCGAAGACACCCACTGGTTCACCTCCTTATCCCCATGCTGCCATCGGTCTCGGCTTGGGCTTGTTTACGCGTTTCATGTGGCCCCAAAGGGCCCCGGTCGCTGCCACCAGTGGGCTGATGTCAGCCATTGAATTCCGCTTGTCCCACGCCCACACATCCGCGAGGTCGCGCTTGTCGCCACCGGCCACCGCTGCGGAAAGCGTCGGCTGATTGATATGCCGGAGGATCGGTTCATTTCCGCCCCTGGGAACTACCGCCGCATGGAACTCGCCGCACGCCTGCGCAAACTCGCGAGCCGTAGGCGAAATGACCGTGCAACCCGCCTTCTCCAACTCGTCGATATAAGCGCCGGCTTGAGTGCCCTTGTCGACCACGAATACCGCTTTACGGTGTTTCTTGTGAAGTTCAATTGCACGGGGAACGACCCACTTAGTACCAGGCCGGTGATCCGCCTTGACGCCATCTCCAGTGATCTCCACATGGGACATTCCGTCGTCATTCCCACCGGCAACCACAATGCACGAATAACGCTTATCCGGGGTCGTATCAATGGCGAACGTGGGCGCCGTCGTGATCTGCGACAGTTCGTCGTAGCAGTTCATCCACTCGGCTTCTCCAATGACCCGCCACGCCTCGCCCTCGATCGGCCAGTCGCCGACGCCGAGCCGTTCACAGGCGAACGTGTCGCCGTCCATAGACCGACGCTCGGACTCGCACGCCTCAACCGAAATGCGGATCCCGAGTCCGGGGTTCGCCTTGGCGTACGACTTGGCCATCTCCTCGTACGCCCGGATCAGATCGTCGCCCTTCAGTCCGGGCTCAATCCCCATACGGTCATGTTCCGTGCAGTCCTTCAGGCACAGGTCATCGCACGCGTCGATCGACCATTCCATGAACATGAGCCGGGGGTCAGTACCCTCCACGCCGCGCTGCCGCACACGCCCGAAGTGCTCCGAGTCACGGTCGCCGGCTGAACCGGTGTACACAATCTGCGGGTTGGGGCGGGCCGACACAACCGGGAGGAGGGCGGCCGCCGTCTGAGCAGCGAAGTACATCGCCTCATCAATGATCACCCGGTCGCCCGTGAGACCACGGCCGCCGCCCTTAGTCCGGGTCTTGAAGCGGAGGCGCCGTTTCCTGCCCTCGCGCCAAACCTCAATGCCCTCTTCACCATGAGACCGAATGACCCGCTTAACCATCTGCTCAAGGTCCGGGGTCTGTTCGATCAGGATCATTATTCGGTTGAACGCCTCAAGTGAAGTATCGAAGAGGTGCGCCGAGTGAATACAGACCTCCTCGTCCAGGAGGAAGAGGCTGCCCAGCTCCATCGCCTCAAGGATGGAGCCCTTACCGTTCTGCCGGGAAACCACCAAACCGACTTCACGAGCGGCCCAAGAAGTGTCCGAGCGGGTCGCCAAAGCATGGTCGAGAAAAAGCCGCTGCCACGGGTCTAGGTCAAGCCCCGCCATCAGCGCTAGTTCTGCGACCTCCTTGCCTGCGCTCTCCTGACTTAGTCCCAAGTTGACGGGACTGTGCAGAATCCGAGGAGACTGATGCCCGTATGCGTTGGTTTCGTTTAGCGAGTACCTCATCGTATGCGGACACCTCCTCCGTCATATCAGGCAGTTGCTCGATTTCCTCAAGCACCTTGGACAGGCGCAGAAGCAAAGAAGCCTGATCCCCGGTCCGAAGACGAGAATTCAGGCACGTGTTACAGAGATGGGCCTCAAGCTGATGGGCGATGTAATCCCGGATCGCCTCAAGCTGCCCGCGCCGGTCACCCTTAACGGCAACCTCAAGCCCCTCGCGCTCTTTCACTTGACCGCCTCCGAACGGATCTCGGCACGCACCCTGATGGTGCGGTTCTCGCGGGGAACGTCTCGTACGCGATCGTCTCGCCTTATCGGCCGCGTACGTATCTCCGGAGTAATCCCCGTGAACGTTCGCGGATTGAACGCGGTGGCGTACGACGTCGCCCCGCCCGTAGTACTGACCATGTCGAACGTCGGTTGATATACGACGACCGCGCCGACGGCGGTACCAGCGGCGACCAGAGTGCCAATCGACACCCCGGAATCCCCGGCCGAAGCCGTTGCCTCTGCTGAACCAGCCATGGCCAGAGTGCCGATTTCGACAGCCGGATCCTGCGCCACACCCGAACCCGAAGCCGCACCCGAGGTGGCATCCGTGGAAGCCGCCGTTGCGGCCGTCGGATCGTAGGCCGTGGCAGCGCCATCCGCCGAGCTGGCACCCGGCGACGAGGTCTGCGTCAGGGCGGGGTCATAGGCCGTACCGGTAGCCGAAGCGGCCCCGGCGGGGGCGTCGATGATCGGAACCGTCAGCACGGTCGGATCATTCGCCGCAGCGGTACCGGCCGCCGCTCCCGCATCCGGGAGGGACGCTAGGGTCAGGGTCGGATCGAAAGCCGTAGCCGACCCGTCCGCCGAGCCGGGGGCAGCGGTGACAGCGGTGGCCGTCGACACCGTGGCGCCATACGCCGTGGCCGAGGCCGAGGCCACATCGGTCACGAACGGACTCGCCATGAAGTTGTCATACCGAGTCGACGTGTCGGCGCCATTACGGAGCCCAACGAACGTCCCAGACGTGATGGACGAATCCGTCGTGTCTATGTCCGGAACTCCATTTACCCAAGTCTTGATACTGGAGCCCGAGAACTGGACACGTACCGTGTCACCTGACGCACAGTTCGCAGCACCAGTGACTAGAGTCGTTTGCGTACCAGCAACGCGCTTAAACAACTGGTAGTGGCCACCGGGAACGGCGTCAATGAAATACGTGTTATTGAAGTCCGTCCAGCGGAACCAGATCGCGCATTCGGTGGATGCCCCAGTCGCAGTAAGAGTTACCTCCGCGACACCGTTGAACGAACCGAGCCCAATCGTGACCGCACTCGGAGCACCAGACACCGGGTTGTAACACTGGTTCGATGAAATACCCCACGTGCCCCGCGAGTTGGCCCACACCTGACCGGTGGTCGCGGAGCCCATCGTCGTTGAACTGTCAGCCCTAGTGAAAGAGTCACTTACGTGACCGGGAGGAACTGACCCGGTGATGACGATCGACGCACCAACGCGCCCGGTGCTGTTAGTCGAGTCGTGCGTTCCGACATATTGAGTAGACCCCGAAACGCTACCGTTGGAGTCGGCCACCGCCAAAGAGGACCACAGGGAACCGGTGCCCGTATTGGTGTCCGCCCGCTCGGTCGGTGAGCCGGCCTCAGTCCACGTGTGGCCGAACGTGTCAGCAACCGCATACGCGTTAACAACCCAGTCGACGCCGGACGTAACTGGTGAAACCGCCGGAGGCGAAGCGGTCGCCGCCGTAGTCGTAGCAGCTACAGCGGAACCGCTGGAAAAACTGGCACTCCCATTTGAATCACGGTAAGCCACAACATGGCACACCCAATGGCCACTTGAACTCAGAGTGCTCGTCCAGGAGGAACCGGACGAGTAAACCATCCCCATCGCGCGGAGCCGAACACGCGCAGTTCCAGCAGCGTTGGTGTTAATCGCAGCCGACGACCATCCCGCAGGAACATCACCATTCGGGCCAGAGTTACCCAACGACGAACTGTCAACGGTCCCGAGGAAGGCAACCAGCACATCCCCCGCCGCCGCACCCGACGGCAGGTTCATCGCAACCGCAGTACCGGCCGTACCACCCGAGGAGGTGGTAGCCACTCCGACATATGAAATCGTCACGGCCACCACTCCCCTACAGGATCAGATCAGACGGTGATGCGGAAGATGCCGTTCGCGTTCCACACGATGGTGAACGTTCCCGAAGTCACCGACTGCGCCGAGCCGAAGGAGTTGAAGCACACTCCCTGGTCGGCGACCGTACCGGCCGTGATTGTGTCGTCGTAGACGAAACAGCCATACGCGTTGGTGATGGTCACGGTGCCGCCGCCCGCAAGGTCAGCCGCGTCGTACATCATGCCGTTGGTAACCGAGGCGTAAGTGTCGGTGCTCAGCACACGACCGCCGGAGACCCAGTTGGTAGGGTCGGTGACCTCGTTACCAGTCGTCCAGGTGCCGGTATTGAACCCGGTCGAGCCAACGACCGCGTCCTTGTCGGGAGTTACCGAGTTTCCGAACAGGGCGACCTTGACCGAGTCGGTCAGAAGGTCCACGTAGCCAGTAGGTGCAGTAGCCGCATTGACGGCACGCGTACCAGGGTTTTTGATGAACTGCGCAAACATCGCGCTTGAGGCTCCAAATGCCATGTCATCCCTCCTTAAGAGATGTTGAGTTTAGCCACTGCGCAGCCAGCGAAAACCGCTACGTCATTGCCTTCGTCCCGAGTTACCTCAATCGACGCGATGGGACGCCCGTCGTCGTCAAGTGTGACTACCTCATTGCCGATGTAGTCTTCTCGCTCATGTGACTCGACCTTGCACTTTGTGCCGGCTGGGACCATGGGAGTTGTAAGGCCCTTCATCTTCGGGCAGTTGTGCATTCGCGTATGAGGCTTAGCCTCATACGTGACGTCGGTGAGATCGCAGTTGGGACATTCCCACCGCTGCTCGGGTTTGAGTATCGGTATCACGCGTCATCCCATCCGATGGCTATTATGCGGGTCTCTGCGGGCAATTGGTACAAGCGCGCCTCATCGTCGACAATGAGGCGTCTAGTCTCCAACTCCCAGAAGTGCGTCCTATAGAAAGGCGTACCCAGGAAGCTGTAAGCATTGGGGGCCACGGCGGCGGCGACGGCCGCCTCGGGCTTCATCCCGACGGCGACGGACGCGCTATACGCCGTACCGACCGGAGCGGCGAAGCCGGGGACCGGCTGACCGGCCAGGGGGATGAATGGATCCTGGGCCGAAGCGGACGCATCAGCGGACCCAACAGGGGCGCCAACTGCGACACTCGCAGTGGAAGCCGACGCCGAAACGTCAGCCAACCCAATGGACACAGTGATGTCGGGCTGGATACCGTCCGCCGTGCCAGTCGCCGCAGCCTGACCCGTCTGCGTACTCTGAACGAGCACGAGCGTCGGGCCGTAAGCCGTACCCGAAGCCACAGCCTCGGACGCCGGAGCGCCGACCAGGATCGACGCGTTGTACGCCGTAGCCGTCGCATCGGACGAAAAGTCCGGCTCGGGGCCGACATCAATCAGAACGCCCGACGCCGAAGCGTTCACCGCCGCCCAGTCCGTCGCGGTGTTCTGGAGCAGGGTGACCGTCGGATCGTTTGCTACGGCCGAAGCATCGGCGTCATCAGTCGGGGCGCCGGTCGTCGTAGTCGGATTGTTCGCCGTACCCGAAGCGGCAGCCTGCCCGGCACCCGAGCCTCCGTCGACCGTAATGCCGTACGCGGCACCCGACGCCGCAGCGTCCACAGCAGCCGCGTTCGACGTCTCCGTGAGCGTCGGCCCGTAGGCCGTTCCCGTCGCGTCCGCCTGATCCGGGATAACACCACGGCCGACAAACGCATCTTGACCGGTAGCAGACGCCGAAGCGGTACCGGGCACGGGTTGCGCGCCCAGGGAAAGCGTCGGGTCGTGCGCGGTACCGGTCGCCGGGGCTTCCGGCGTCGTCCACGCGACAGTCGTCGCCGTCGGACCCTGAGCGGCTGCGTCCGCAACGGCGGATTCCGCCGCCGCGTTGGTATTGGGAACGCCCGACTTCAACGCAATCGTGTACGAAAGGCCGTCGGTGGGTGTACCGGTAACGTCAATCGACGTACCGCTTACACTGCCCGCCGCCGTCTCCGAGCCAGCGTCATACATGGCACCGGCATAAGAGGTCGACGCACCGTGATTGCCGCCGTCGAAACGCTCATTGGTGACACTGGCCGTGAAAGTGGGAATGGTCGCCGAGTCATCGCGCACTGCACGGAAGTGCAGAATCATACAACTTGCGGTCGTCGTAAGGTTCGGGCCCGTTACTGGGTCGGCGGTAGTCGTGAGCGAAAAAGCGAACGTGTTGACGGGAGTTGTCGTGTCTACGCCACGATAGCAGGACATGAACCCACACATCGGAGCGAGCGCGTCGCCGTTCGTAAAGGTGTAACTGCTCGCCTCTGAGCCGGTGGCGACTTTCCGATATACCGACACCCGGAAGATGTTCGCACCCGCATCCTGCGAGTCGACCAGCGTCCAGCCCGAGGGGGGCGTAATCCCAGTTTCGTTCGCGACAATGAACGCCACCAGGACGTCATCCGTCGTGGTACCCGTGGGCTTAGTGAGCGTAACGCTACCGACATTCGCTGTGCCGGTGTCAGATTGCGTATTGACGTGGGTTATAGCCACCTAACCCACCTCCGACTCACTTATTCTTGACCCGGATGGTCATTGTCCTGTCGACGGTACGATTCTGGTTCGTAGTGATGCGGTTGGTCACCGTATAAGGCTGACCTGCCGTACCTCCCGAAAGCCACACCGTAGTAACCGTAGTGGTATTCGTACTCGAATCCACATCAATTCCGGCCGAAGGCGTCCAGTCTGAGGTGGCTATAGTCTCGGAGGTCGCAAGCCAAGCCGACCAGTCGAACGAATAGTCAAGGACGTCGTCCGGATCCTTGGTGAAATCAATTGCCATTATCTATCCCCCTTCCGGGAATTGCATTGCAGGTGCGCCAATTGGACGTTCGCCTTAATATCGGGCCCACCGCGAGCGATGGGGACGATATGGTCAATGGAAGGGTACTTGGGGTGATACCGAGGGGCGAATTGCGGGACGAGTTCACCGCAGATTCCGCACGTCCAGTCGTCGCGCTCCGCTATTTCGGCCGTCGTGTACCTCTCGGTCGGGAGGCCACGCTTCTTAGCCCGCCGCTCCCGACACTTTCTCCGGTACCTCTCAGCCCGCGCTTCCGACGACCCCTCCGACCCCTCGGCTTTCCGCGACGCGCCAATGCACTGAGGCGAACAGAAGCGGGCAGGACGGCTCGCACGGGAAGCCCTGAACATCACGCCGCACTGCACGCACGCCGTCGCCGCCCCACAGTTCTGATCGCGCCTCCTGCACTCCCTGCATTTGCGCATTTCCGCAGATAGGCACCCCTTTCCGTACGACCACATCAACTGGCCGCACCCCGGGCAGGGGGCATCTTTCTTCGGGGACATGGGCGCAACTTTTCCTATAGAGAGAAATGCCGGAATGGAGATCGGAAGAGCACACGTCTGAACTCCAGTCACACAGTGATCTCGTA